GCGTCTGGAATAACCGCTTTCACCAGAGGTCACTGCTGGAGCAACACTTGGTGCCACACCTGAAGAAGGTGCACCCACTGTTGTAGCTGTAGTTGTAGCTACTGGTGTTTGTGTGTAGCCTTGCTGTATAAGAGTGTCATACTCAGTTTGTTGTGCTGGTAAGCTCAGTGTACGTACTTCTCCGTTAGGCCCATACAGAGTCACAACTGTGATACCTGGAGTAGGAGCCGTTGTTTGCGCTAAGAAGCCAGGAGCAAAAGACATTCCTGTAGCTTGTGTAAACTGAGGAGCGTTAGGATCTACAGTACCGCCTTCAGCGTAACCTACAGTATTGCCTACAGCTTGAGGAGCAGGCTGCAAGTAAGGGTCAGCTTGAACAGAACCGCCCATAGCCATACCCGTTACTTGCTCTAATGCGGCGACTTCTTCAGGGGTTAAGTCACCGACATCTCCTTCAGACATTTCGACAGGCTCACCACCGATACGTCCGTTAGCTTCCATCTCCATCATACCACGTTTAGCTTCCTCACGCAAGTCCTCAAAGAACTTAACACCGTAGAAGCGTACTACATCAGCAGGTACAACGTATTCACCTTCACTCAGTTGCGCTGGGATATCGTCACGCACTTCTTCAGCTAATGACCCAGGAGGTACTTCGTTTCCGCTTACAGGATCTACAGTAGCCCCATCATCAGTGAGACCACCTTCCTCCATCATAAACGCCATTTCCATCTGCTTAGCTGTGTCCATTAACTTCTTCCCTCATAAGTTTTAGTCTACGTAGTGCAGCTATCTCACCTTGTATGCGATACATTGCCTCTGCGTCATTGCTTTGCTCTATACGGACATGCGCTGCACCAATCTTACTATCTAGGTACTCTACATAAGCATCCCATAGAGGCTTGTCGTTTGTTATTTTCTTTAGTGCGCCTAAACTCATTTAGTTGGTCTCTCTACTAATCCACCTTTGTTGAAGCGTAGTTTAATATTTGTTGGATCAATAGTCAAGTTAGAAATGTCTAGGAGTGTACCTTCAACTGTTTTATTTAACTGATTATTATAATCATAGTCTGGGTTACTTACATCTCTATAAACAAGTTTTTTCTTACCTATCTCTACTTGATTACCTAGCTCAGCTTTTAACTGTTTAAGTGCTTTATTGTAAGCAGTTACATATGTATTATAGAAAGCAGAACCTTTAGAGATTTTTTCGGATACCTCATCTGCTCTAAAACGTTTCTCTGCAAGCTGCTCTACAGGAGGTAATACAATTTCATCTATACCTTTTGCTTTAGCGTCCGCTATAATAGCCTGTAAAGATAGACGTACTGTATCGGTTAGTTTTTGTATAGGCAAGTCTTTTTTAGTTATAGCTGTAGTAAGGCTACCTAAGTAAGTTTCTACACTGTTGTACATAGCATCACTTATAGCGTCTATCTCATAGTCACTACCATCATACTCTTTTCTTAACAAAGCCCCTGCTACTCTTGAAATACTACCTGTATCTCCAAATAAGTATTCCTCTTTTACACCACGCTCTTTAGCGGCTTTCTTAAATACATCAATGCGATCTTCTCTGCTTAATTTTTTATTAAGTCTTGTAGGTATAACTACGTCTTCAATGTAACTTTTTAGTTCTTTAATAGGTTTATCAGGAAAACCACTACCTTCAGTCTCAATTAAGTATTCAGCCTCTCTATAAAGACGGTTTAAATCTGTATCTAAGGTCTTTCTTTGTTTCTTCTTAAATTTAGGTAAATCGTCTACAACATTCTGTAGAGGGTCCGACTGAAGTTCTTCAATTAAGATGTAAGGTTTCCTTGACCCTCTTATGACTGTAGGATGTGCCATTTTAGGCATAGGGACGCTAATTTCACCCTTTTCTTGAATTAGGTAAGAAGGAAGCTTATCTACATAATCAAAACTAGTAGGGTCATTTTGTTGGCCCCAACGAATAGCAGGTCCGTCACCTCCTTGACTTACTAATCTAACAGGCATAGTTTGAACCCCTATTTTCTTTAAGGCCCAAGCTCTATGCCTACCATCGTGACCTGTTACTTTTGCTGTACCGTCACCGTTATTCTTAAAGGTTAAAGAAGGAATAGAGTCAAACTTAGTTCCTTTCTCAGCCAACTCTACAGTGTTTTTTAGTTTTCTTATTTCAATTCCATCTTCAGCTGCCTTTAAGAAATGCTTAATAGGCATATCAACGACTATCTCTCTTGACTTGTCGTTTTGTTTCTTAGCGACTTCTAGTGCCTCTTCACTAAACTGAGGATAAGTTTTTAAGGCTGGTTGTTCAATACCTCTAACGCTGTACCTTGTATGTGCAAGATTAGAAGGGCCAAAGTGGGTAAATAAGCCTAAATCATCTTCTGATTCAATACTAAGCTCAACGTAGTCTGTTTCTTTATCTTCTAAAAAACTCTGTCTTTGTGTTGTTTTGTATTTAATAGGAGTGACTTTAGTGGCCTTAACCTCTAACCCACCTAGACCTTCTTTAGCACTCTCAGCTGTGTATAACTCACCAGGCTCTAGTCCTAACCCACGATACTCCATCTCACCTTGTGTGACTTTAGGTGCACGTTTACGTACAAACGCTTCGATGTTCTCACCACGTGTACCTTCTTTACCGATAGGCGCTTCGTCAATAGCACTCTCTAGTGGGCTATAGAATCGTGCCACTGTAGGGTCACTAGGATCAGCTACATCCGTCAGTACCTCTTCTGTTTGTTTAAACATAGGGTTGTACTTGGGGTTGTCAATGATGCCAAGCGCTGAGCTTAGCTCTTTAGCTATCATACGAGAGATACCTGACATTAGCCTACGTTCCCACTAAATCCTTGTTCGCCTGGTTGTGGTGCTGTACCTGTACCCATCTGCCCACCACCTGAGCCAGTTGTGTCTTGTACTTGTGCACCTGCTGGAGCTTGACCCTCTGGACCTGGCGCTGGGCCTGGTTGAGGAGGCTGTTGTGGTGCGAACTTCTTGAATAACTCAGCTTGGATAGCTGCGTCTTGCATAGAGTTAGTCACCTTGTCTGGGTCTAGGTCCATGCTCTTAGCGATCTCACGAATGATATAGTCCATCTTAGCGAAAGGTGCAAGCATCGGGTTAGACGCTACCTGTAAGAACTGCATTAGGCGCTGGGAGCGTACCTCGTTAGACATCAAGCTTTCTGTACCTGATGCTTTGACTTCTAAGTCGCCCTTGATTGACTCATCAAAGTCAAACTGCATGTTGAAGCTAAAGAATGCTTTACCTAGAGGCCCAAGCAAGTAGTCGTCTACATTTTTAACTACTGAACGGATAGAGCCGTTGGCAGCAGACATAAGCATAGAAATACCAGAGGCAGTACGACCAACTCCCGATACGCCTGTCTGACCATGTGCGAAGGAAGGGAAACCAGTTGATTCATCAGCTAAGACCCTAGCTTTGTCAAATAGTTGCATATTCTCTTGGGCAACGTTGGGGAACTTTGTACCGAAGAGGGCTTGTCCAGGTGCACCACCTTGTCGCCTAAACACCTTCCCTGGGTACACTGACATATCTTGTCCTGGCACCAAGTTGGTTTCGTCCACTTCGATGATAAGGTTGCCAGATAAAGCAGCATTGTCGATAGCCATCCGCATAAAGCCATTCATTAATGTCTGTGTATCGTCCATGTTCTCTGCGATACCGACACCAAAAAACGAGTAGGGGTTATGTTCATAAGGTGTTGCGTAGTAAGGAATACGTGCAGGCTTGAATGGGTTTAGTACCATACGTAGTACTTCACCGTTACAGATCCAGATGTTACAGCTGATCTCAACTAAATCTTTAAACTCTTTAGGGATCTTGACACCATTATCTTCTAGGATATCTATATCTACAAAACCCCAGAACTCTAACACTTCCCAGCGCTCTGACTCAGATAGTGTGTCGTCGTCTTCCATCTTCATTTCCCAGTGCTTACGTACATAGTCTGGGCTTTGAGCAATAGCTGTTTCGATAGCTTCGTCACGGAAGTAAGGACGACCTTTTAGTGCACGAAGCTGGTTACGTGACATCTTGTGACGTTCAACTACATACTCTGCGTCATCCATTGATGTAGCTTCTGGGTCAGGATAAAAGTTCCAAACTGAGACATTGTTACACTCAGGTACAGTCTTAACTAGAGGTTCATACTCACCGCTTTCATTCCAGTTAGGGTACTCTTTATCTACAGCGAATGGTCCTTTCATTACGCCTGTACCAAGTAGTGCCATCTCGAAAGCCATAGAGCGTAGATGCTTAGATGCGCCACTCTCTTGTAGCTGATCGTGGATCTTCTTTTCCATCTTCTTAGCTGCAACAAGCGCTGGGTGGAAAGACACTGTAGTAGGAGTAGTACCGTCACCCTCAATAACCTTGTCAGCTACAGGAGCTAACTTGTTACGCATACCAGCAAGACGCTCTTGTAAGTCAATGATAGTCTCTCCTGGACGTAGCTTACCATCATCACCTAGTAGCGGAGTAGGCGCAGCAACTTGTTCTGTTACTTGACGAGCTTCATCACCAGCTTGTTCTGCATTAGGATCTACATTGATGTGTACAGCATCAGCTACACCATCAGGTAACACTGTAGGATCTACAGACAGAGGGAACTTATTGTTACCGAATAGTACATCTACGATCTGACCATACGCAGCAAGAGTCTTAGTCTTAGTAACCTTAACAAATACACGAGACTTCTCTGTGTCTGTGAACTGTACGTCTGGACCATACAAGCCACGATAGTTACGATAGGCACGTAGCCAACGCTCTTCGTCTACTTGTCGTGCGTCCTCTGCACGTTTATAACGCTCGTTAACATACGTTACTACGCTACTGACAGACTCGAAGAGTTTATCACTGCCATCTTCTGCAGCAACTACTTCGTCTGTGTCAAAGTTTAGATCATCAATGTCTGCCATATTTTAGTACCCGAATGTTGAGTCTGAAGCTTGAAAACCAGTACGACCACTTTTAGCTGGATCGTAATCCCATATAGAACTGCGTGGTCTTGTCATAATACCATAACGCAAAGCATCATACAAGTGGTCTTCTGCATTTGTGTCTACATCTTCTGGGTTTTTCTTATCCAAAGGTATAGACGGTAGTTGCGCTATCATGTTGGTGCAGGTAGAGAAGAATACGAGTCTTGGCTCCTCAGTAAACTCATCTACCTGTAATCGACGGTGTATCTCGTTCTTGCCAGAAACACGTGAGCCTCTTGAGCGATCTGAAGGACGCCATCTGCAACCCTTCATGTTCATCTGCTCTGCCAAGGATGGGCCAGTGTCTCCACGGTTGTGCCACAAAGAAGAGTCCAACACGCCGTATCTGATTGTACCATCGTTAACCTCTTCTCGCAAGATCATATCTGCTAAATCAGAAGCTGTAACTTTAGAACAATATAGTTCCCTGTATACAACCAGTTGTTCACTTGGGCTGACAGCGATCCAGACCACTCCAGTGAAGGAGCCGTAACCATAGTCGCAAGCTCTAAACTTAGTCCACGACTGAGGGATATCGTATGGCTCCACCACGTGTATGTTTCTGTTAAACTCAGGAAAAGCTGCCCCTTCGTTAATATCCCAGTTACCTTCAAGCAGCTGCTTTCTTTGGTGTTCAGGCAGTGACAAAAGCATTGCTTCGTAGTCGCCACTCTCAGCTAAGTAAGGATTGTCAAACAAACTAGCTGGGATAAATCTTCTTTTAAATAGTGGTTCTCCTGCTCTACTGTGACCAGAAGGAAACGTTAGTGTCTCACCTGTTTCTATATTTGTAGCCCAGAATGACTCACCTGCAGGCGCTGGGTCAATAAACATTTTCTTTACCCAAGAGTGTCCACTGCCTCCTGGGTTAGTTGTAGCTCTCATATAGAGACCTAACTCTTTAGAGCTACTACGTAGACGTGAACGCATGTAGTTCCACGCATAAGGACTGTTCCACTGTGTAAGCTCGTCGAAAGCTATGTAGTTGAACGCTTGCCCTTGATAGCGCATAACGTCTGTGTCTTTGTCGAGGTAGGACATCCATAGTCGTCCTCCTCTGGGAGTAGTCCATTGAGACTTACGTTCGCTCCATTTAATCCCAGGAATTGCTTTAGGATATAACTCTTGGCTTTTCTGAATAAGTTCACGTAGTTCTTCCGTTGTATGTCGAACAAGTAGACCACTGAAGTCTGGGTTGTTCATGTCACGTAGAGGGTCTGCTAGAGTAGCGTAAGACTTGCCGCCGCCTGCTGCCCCACCATAAAGTACTTCACGCTCTGAGGAAGCCAGATATTGAGTCTGTGGGCCTGGGTTAGGCTTAAAGACTACCTCTTGTGCAGCTATGGGGTCAAACTCTGCTGGTTTAACTTCAGCGGGTACAAACTCTTCAGGCTGCGTCTTCTCCGCTATCTTCTTCGTAGGTGTAGTAGCCGAGTCTTTCTTTTTCGAGGATCTCGTACTGCTTAAGCGCTTTTTCGTACCTTTCGGTAAGCTTGCGTTTAATTGCAGCAAGTGATTTACGTTTTCTTTCGACATCTATACGCTTTCTTAACCCTGAGTGAGATATACGCCGACCTGACTGTGTAGATAACCAAGCAGCTACTTCTCTATAACTATACTGCTTTAAGTGTTTCTTTGCAAGATCTAATAGTTCTAATTCTTTAGAGATGGGCTTTAGCCAGTCGTCATCTTCAGGATCAATCTCGTACCCGAAAGGTATCTGATGTGTTAGACGTGGGATTCGCTCCCATCTTTTTACTTTGAAGTCAGGCTTAGGCAACATCCAGTAACCTAAGCTCTCACGTTCTTTTGCTTTAGTTATCCGTATCATTACTATCTTTAGGTGGTAGAATAAACAACCCACCCGAAGATTGCACTTCTACTCGTTCTGTTTTCACGATACCTGCACGGTCAAGTACTTCTTTTGCTGCATGCATCTTTTCTTTTACGCCTAGCTCAGTAGGGTCAACTAGAGCTTGACCAAATGCTACGGCTGCTTTAGGTCCAATACGTGACATGTATGTTTTAGTTGCATCGAAGATCTCATCTTTAAGAGCATCAACAATCAAACGGGTAGGCGTGTTGTCACTGTAACCTGCAAGCTTCTTAGCTTTAACTACGTCACCACCAGCTTCATCGAATAGTACTTCGAGAAACTTTAGTTGGTTTTCTGTTAGATTTTTTGCCATTAGCTTTCCTGTCGATATTCTCTGCAATCTTTTTGTAGCTTGTTATTATAAGTATCCTACCTTGCTTATCGTAGGCATAATACTTACCGTCCCTTTTAACTACGTAGTTAGATATATGATAAACCCCAATACACCAAACCCTACTAATAATAAAAGACCTGATACAGTCCAAGTTATTATAGCTTCTTGTAGCTCAGCTTTGCGATACTCTTGCTCTTTCTTTTGCTTTCGTATTTTAGCTTCTGTAGCTACAAGCTCATCCCAAGCTGACGGACCCATTGTAAAACTTATGTAGTCCTTTAGCTCTTTACGCATTTGCTCTGCTTTACGCTTAGCTGCAAACACTTCCATCGCTTCAGCTTCTACAGAACCTCCTAGTGTCTTCCACCAGGGAGGGTTCTTTACTTGCTTCTCAGCTTGTCCTAAGTCAGACATATGTCCTGCCCATTTAGTTAATTGGCTAGACATGTCTTGCAGATCTTTACCTACTGCAAAGCCTTTCTTAAGAGCGTTAAAGGCGACAGTGGCCCCACTTATTATTGTTACTGGGTCCATACTGCCTCCTCAAACAAGTATAGAACATTACTTACCTTCTTTTACGATACGCTTGATGTCTCCACGTCCAATACCAATATCGTTTAACTCACGGTCAGACATACGGTATAGGTGCATCTCAGCGATACGGCGGTTAGCTTCTGCTTGACGAGCTTCGATTAGTGCTTCTAGTGCACGTACAAACCAAGCTTTAATGTTGTAGGCCCACTTTGATGATTCAGAAATTACTAGTTCCATTATATATGTACTCCTTGTGTGTTTTAATGGATGTACATATAGTTATACTATAATACTGGGCCTTTTAAAATAACTAATTAGGAATACCCGTTATGCGTCAATGTCAACTAACTGTGCTTAACCAACAGGTACAAAGGTCTCAGTTACAGTGCACATAAAGTCTAGTTCAGGTGAAGAATTACCAGACGCAATGCATTTAATAGTATCTCCTGGTTCTAATACAAGAGTGGCACCTGTAAGCAAAACGTTCTCTCCTAAACCTAAGTTTTTACCTCCAATAAGCCTGAACTCAGCAGAGTCACTTGCTCTTACCCACTTAGCCAAAGCAGTCGTAGTACCATTTGCATTCACACAAAAAAGCATAGTTACTTCTGCACGACAATTAGCAGGACAGGTATAGAGAGTCTCTACTGCATCCTGAGTGTCACACACGACACCTTTACTGACTGAACGTGCAGATTTGCCTTGGTTAAAAAGTGTCATTACTTATTCTTTTTACTTTTAACTACGTAAGCTTCGTTCACATCAGGTGTAGAGGGATCATCAGCGATGAAATGTCCATTCTCATCACGAGCACGTACAATCTCAAGATCATCTTTCTTCACTGCCTTTGCTTTAGGTGCTACTTTCTTAACTACCTTTTTAACTGCAGCTTTAGCTTTAGTAGCTAAACTCATCTCAGCTTCTTGACAGATAGCGTTTACGTTAGGGTCTTTACTTTGTACGTTACCGTAGTTGTCTTCACCTGCAGCTTGATTCCCCATAGAATCCCACACATAGCCGTGCTCATCTACACGATAACCTTTAGCTTCTAGAGCGTCTTGATACTTATGGTAATACTTCTGTGCCATTACTTACTCGTTTTCATTGGACGCTCAGCAGGGTTAGATGCACCACAAGCTAGTCCACCGTATGCGTATCCACGCTTCTTAGTCATACCGCCGCCATACATCCCAGCGCCCATCATGTCTGGTTTCTTTTTTGTCATACCGCCTGCAGCCATACCTGTCTTTTCTTTTTGACAGCCTTCTTTAGCGCATTTAGCTGGGGTCTTACACCCTGGACAAGGTTTAAATTTCATAACTAAGTTCTCTTTCTTCCTGATGCTGTTGTTGACCAATTAACTTTAGATGGT